CCAATTGTAGTAGGCGAACGAATATCTCTCGTAACCCTTCACAAGCAGATTATCTGTAACAAAATCTACCTGCATATCGGTTTCAAACTTCACTCTCTCCATGTAGGAGAGCCCGTCGATGTTGGTCAGCAGGAACCAAGCATAGGGGGAGGTGAGGAAGTCGTTGACCAGATACGACTCAGGAAGACCACCAGCGGTCATCATGATCGCATTAACATCATTGTCCGCAGTACCCGGACGCAGTTCCGTCTTCGTCAGACGAATAGCGACGGGCTCAAGCTGCGCGGGGACAACAAGCTTGCGACCACGGGCGAACACTTTCAGACCGGCTTGGTCCTTAAAGTTCGTCCTGATCGAGATCATGCCGTTCAGCAGGGTGGACTCATTCAGATCGACCGGGGTCGTCGGAATGTTGGAAACCGTGCCGCCATCAATGGGATGGGAAGCGGAGCAAAGGGCCTGACCGTCACCACCAATCGACGCATTGTAGGTCGTGGCAGTGTTCAGGACGTTCGCGCCATAGATTTCCTTCGTCTGCTGGAAGGACTCAATAAGGCCAAGATTGCTGGGCGCAAACTGGGTCTTGTAGAGGTTGTCGTCGATGGCTTTGCGGGTGATGGCATAGCCAAGAGCAATCTCAGTATGCTCCTGATTGTACACATAACGCTCGCCAGCGCCGTTGTCGAAAGCGGTCTGACCGCCTTCAGTCTTCAACTGGGCAAGACCCAAGAAGCGCATTTCCGCAGTGCGCTCAAGCGCCATCTTGGAATCATGCTTCGTGAAAATCTTGTCGTACTGAGACGGGATCATCTCGTACTTGCCTTCAACCCCACGGAGGCCGGGGAGGAGAAGGTCTTTAATCGCTGAGAGATTGACAGCCATTGGTCCTTACTCCTTAGATGCCAGTGAGATTACGGGTCGTTACGTTATTGAACGACACGATAACCCGGTTGTAGGCACCCGCTTCCGTACCGGCAGAACCGGGCGGATCAACAACGAGACTTACAACACGGAAGGGAAGGGTAGCAGTCGCCGGGCCAAGACCCGTGACATACGCGCCAGAGAGACCGCTGGCAGTATTGCCAGTGCCGGTGTTGTAGCCAATGGTGCCACCAACAGCGGTCTGAGCCAGACCGGAACTGTCAGTCTGCACCAGCCACTTGGCATTCGGATCATTGACAATGTACGCCGTCACGACATTCGCAGAAGCGACATCGCTGCCCGGCCACCAGTTGGACCAGACGGTACGCTTCTGCGAAACAGAAAGGTACTGACAGCCGACAAAAATGCCAGCAATGCCTTCAGCGCCGGTTGTGCCATCGCCACGCTGGAGCGTGCCATCAGCCAGAGGCTCTACGGGATCACCGCTAAAGATGTTCGAAGCGTTATAGGCGACAATGCCTGTCACCTGCTCATAGGTAGGGGCAGAACCCGTACCAGAGTACTGACTAAAACCGAAAGGCGTATTGCTATTCGCCATGACGGTGCCTCCTTTTCAGGAAGTCCCATCACTCCGCGCCGGGGGAGTTAGGAGACCGGGGGGATTTTTACTTTCCGCGCCGGGGGAAAGAGGCCATCAAGACCGTGGCAACAAAATACCCACATAAATTAAAAATGTAAAGGGGCCGCCATGACAGCAGCCCCTAAATGTCAAAATGTCATGCCAATTAGTCGTTTGGCACTGCAATTGGCGAGTATCCCTTCTTGATATTCGCCTTAACGCGCGGGTCATTACGCTCAAACTGACCGTCAGGAGCCGCATTAAGCTGCTGTTCCTTAGCGCGCACCTGATCTTTGGCGCGTTGCTTGTCAATCGAGCGGGCTTCCTCAGAAATGACCGCAGGGCGCATCATCAATGCCATGCCCTTACGCTCAATAACGGGATGGTTGCCACGACCGGGCATTTCTTCAGGATGGGCGGCAGTCGGGACAGATTCCCAGCCCATACGCGCCAGTTGAACCTGATAAGCAGGGTCTTCCTGACCAAGCACGGTCTTGCGCTTCCACTCGTATTCCCAACCATCGGGAGCTTTGGGAGCCCGAAATTCATCAATTCCGGTGTCAATATCGCCCAAATGGCCGCGAATTTCAGCCGCACGGCGGGCGGCGGCAACTCGGGGGTCTTCTGCGCGCATTGTCGGCCTCATAGAAGGTCGATCATTGGCTACAACCCCTGCAATTTCAGCGGTTTCCATGATCGGCTCATCCGAATTGGGGAAATCGTTGGGTTTTGCCTGCGCCATAGGGCGGGGCGGGCGTCCACGGCGTCGTGCTGCGGTCTCAGTCATCATATTACTCCTTAATTCCGGTTACGTTCTTGCATCATCAGCTTGTAGTACTCCTGCGGAGTGACACCACTGATCTTTGCGGCTTCAACTTGCTCTGCGGTCAGTCGGATGGTCCCCGGACGGTTTGGGGTATCAACCGGCTGGCGCGAAACAGGCGCAGACGGAGGCGATTGCCGGTTTTTTGTCACTTTGGCAGCACCTGACATGGCATCATCACTCTCGTAGGAGGCAGGCTTGGAGGTAATGCCGACACGGCTCTCTATAAATCGGAAATACTGATCCGATTCAGGGATAATCCCAAGATCAACCGCATCGTCATGGGCGCGACCCATGATTCGCAGGCTGCGAGTGTCTGGCAGATGCTGCTTATTGGCGCGTAGCCACTCAGCAGACCGGGGTGTAACCTGTTGAATTACATCGTCAACGGTCATTTCCTTTGGCGCTTGCTGGATAGGCGGCGGCGTTGGAGCATTACGAAGATCATTATAGCCACGCTCAAGCTCAGACAACTTGCTGGCATTGCTGGCAAGCGTCCGATTGATCTCAGCCGCCTTATCGTAATCGCCAGTCTCCATGGCATTACGAAGATGGGCGGTCAAAATATCATCGTCGCGCTTGAGCGTTTCGATTGCGCCACCAACAAGATGCAAGCGGCTATCCTGCACCTCCATCGAAGCCTGACGGGCCTGTTCCGCAGACTGTCTGGCCTGAGATTCGGCTTCCTTCCGGGCTTCCCTTTCCTTCTCAAGCCGCTTCCTGAGATTTTTCAGGGCCTCTTCTGCATCATGAGACGGATTTTTGGCAGCCTCAACCGGGGCGGCTTCATTCACTATCTCAAGTACAGGCTCTTCCTTATCGGGTTCCGGTTTGACAGCGGTATCATCAAGCGGAAACTCAATCTGCTCTTCAACTTCACTCATATTATCCTCCTGTTACCATACACGGTCAGGTTGATCGACCCGACCCTTTACGTTGATGTCATCAATCATCCGGCACAGTTGGCCGTTGACAGTGATGCTCCAACCTTCAGAGGGGCGAAAGACAATCCAATCACCCTCATTAATCTCAACATCGCTAAACCACTCGCCAGTCGTGTCATGGAAAGCAGACGCGCCCATCTTCAGGACCAGACCAACTTTGGACTGATACTTGTCTTCTTCAGTCGTCTTGTCGGTCAAATACAGACCACTCTTGGTCTTCTGGGGGCGTACATACACTGCCACCAAAAGCTGATTGTTGAACACTTCAACTGATGAAATGTCACCGGCCTGCTTCCGCAAGAGTTCTGCCGGATCATTCTCGTGTTCCATGGTCATAAAAGGCATTCTAACCCCCTTCACGCTCTTTGCCATTCACAATGGCATCTGCCTCATCGCAAAGCTCCACAGCCATGCGAAGTCCTTCGATCCTACCTACTTGGTGACGGTAGGCCGAAAAGTCAAAACCTTCGATTTGATAAGAGGTTACGAGAGCTTCTTTAAGTCGCTCTATATTTTCCTCAAGAGCCTTCTTTAGCTCGTACTGATAGTACATCTGGTATGTTGTAGCTGCCATAACCGCCCCCTTAGCGGTCCCCTTTGGTATCCATGGGTGGGAGCATGAAGGGGGTCACGCTCCCACCCGGTCATTCGCAGTGGCGGTCAAAGCCAGCGCGAATTACTCAAGCTTTCTGAATGCCGCTCTTGTGCGCGGCAATCTCAGTCTTCTCCAACCGGCCAAGCCCAGACCCAGAACCAGCATCCATGTCCTTATAAGAACGGTAAGTGCGCCCACCAGCCTTACGCTCGCCGCGCTTGTGTTCAGCGATTTCCGTCTTTTCCAGACGGCCTTCACCGGAGCCAGCGCCAGCGTCCATGTCTTTGTAAGACTTGTAGGTACGGCCACCAGACTTACGCGCCATAGGCATACCGGGAGGACCAGCAGGACCAGCCGGGCCGGGCATCGGGATTGGCATTGGCATCGGAGCCGGTGCGGGAGCGCCAGCAGCCGGGGCAGGCATCGGGATCGGCATACCGCCCGGAGGCTGATCGCCACCCATGCCCGGAGGCGGGGTCGGGCCACCCATAGGATTAGCGCCACCCATGCCGGGCTGGGCCGCTCCAATCATAATGTTGATTTTGGTCTGGCCTTTGCCACGGGTCTTACCCCCGCGCGCGTGAGCATCGCGCCCACCCGGAACAACGCCGGGAACCTTACCGGGATAGCCGGGACCAGAGAAGACCTGACCGCCAGTAGCGCGACCGGTACGGCCACCCTTTTTCATTCCACCCATTGCATTTTGCTGGTCAGCAAGACTGGCATCTCTTGCGCCCATATTTGCAGCCGCCGCCTGAGCCGCAGCCCGATCATCAGAACCCATGCGACTTTGACGGCTCCCGTCATCCATTCCCATAGCCTGACCGCCAGTAGCCCGCTTGGTGCGGCCACCTTTTTTATACTGCGTATTGGGATACCCAGTCTGCTCAGAAATCGTGTCAGCTTGGCTTCTTGCAGCACCAGCTTCTTTGTTAGCCGTGTCCGCAAGACTTTGCTTATTTGCCCATTCAGCGCCACGAAGACCAGCAGTAGCATAGTTTGCGTTAGATGCTTTATCAGAAAGATCCTGCGCCTGACGCTGTGCGCGGGCGTTACGAGTAGCTTCAGAATACCGGCTTTCAGCTTTAGGCGATCCTAAGGTAAGACCACCTTCATCTTTGCCGGTGCGAGCCGCAGGTTTCACCATCTTCTTGATGAGCGCCTTATCCTGCTTTACATCGTCGTGAACTTTGCCACCCTTCTTGTAAGGGACGTTGGCAGTGCCGGGGACCATGCCAAAACGGCTGTCATTGGGGTCAACGCCCTGCGGCATGGTGCCGGTGCCACGGCCACCGCTGGGGGCCATAGCAGAGTTCATGCCACCGTCCATGTCGCCGCCCATCATAGGGCCGCCCATCATCTTCTTGGCTCGTCCACCAGACTTCAACGCGCCAATGTGCTTGACGCCAGCCCGCTCCTGATTAGCCGACTTCATGTCCTTATTTGCCATGGAGTCAGAGGTCATCGGCTTGTTGCCGGTGCGAACAGCCTTACCCATGTTGAACTTGGCAGCCTGACCCTGAACCTTACCGCCAAACTTGAACGCGCGGCGGCTGAGAGGACGGAGGCCAGTCTTGGCTTCCGTGTTCAGCGGCTCGGGCGGCGTCCAAGTAGACGAATCAACCTTCTGGTGCGGGTCGGCGGTCGTAAGGCTCTTGGCCTTCGCCTTCATGGCCGCGCGGGCCTCTTTTGCCATGTCAGACATGATAGCTCCTAATTAGGATTACGGGCGTCCCCGTTGGCGCTTGGCCTTTGATGACATTACCATAAGCGCACGATTTACAATAGAGCCTCCGCGCGCTCGTGGATACCTGACAATCAAATCTTCCCATGGCACATCCATTGTATGCCGTGGCAACACTTGCCTGCGTTCATCTGCTTTCATGTCCAATCTATTTTGAACATTTCTTGAATCGGCTTCGCCATGCGTTTTGAAGTATTCGCGGTATGATTGCATGTCTATATCTGCTGTGTTTTTGTATTGGCTAATGTCTTTATAGGTTTCCGTTAGCTCATTTATCTTTTCCCTCATTTTTATTCTTGTTGCAGAGTCTGGCGCGTTTGCGATAGCCTCTTCGTATTGTGCACGTTGCGCCAAAACATCATCCATTCTCTTTTGAATATCTGCAAGAATATCTTGTTTAATTGTTGATGGACTAGAGCCACGGGGGAAATTTTCATATCCCTGAACACCATGATTAACTTCGTGCATAAGAACGCTAAGTGCTTTTTCAGGCGTAGGTTGCCGAACTTCTAGTTCTGAATTTCTCATAAAGCCATATATAGGGTCTTCCCGATACCAACCATTTGGTTGTCCAAGCATAGGAGTTTTGGGGTCAATTGTTACTCTCATACGGGCAGCTTCTGGGTACGCAGCAAAAAACTCTGGATGATGCAAGTGGTCTCTAAGATGCCCCTCCATAGGTTCGCCGTGTTCAAAATACTTTTGAGTTTTAGGCGTTAGAGCGGCTTTTTCGTCAGATATTTCAAAAAATGGTTTACCATCTTTAGTCCAACCCCAACCGTGCTGTTTCCATATTGCATCTTCAGCAATACCAGCTTTTTTTGCCGCCTCCGCAGCGCGATAAGCCCCTAAATTAGCAGTGTCTGCATTGAGCCCAGCAAAAATGCGGGCGGTAGATGCGCCATCCGTTGGCATTTTAACCACTGAAGGCGCAGACATACCAAGCAAGTTGCTGCCAAGAGTGTTAGACCAATCTGCGGCTTCATCAGGATTGAATGTTTTTTCGCCATACAAAAGTTGTCCGGGATATTTCATAAATTCATAAGCTTTGCCCGGCATTTCTGTGATTGCCTGTGGCACATTTGCGATCCCCTGATACAGTTTCTCAGGATAATTTTCCATAAACTCTCTAGCGCGCGGCCCTACGTTTTTCTCAATAGCTTCTTCGGGGGGCGTCCATGCCTTCGCCAATGACGCAGGCGTAAGGCCGCCTCTATCATAATTTGCCCGGCGCATAGTTTTGGCAATGTGCAGGGCGTTGGCGATACGGCGCTTGGTCATGGCAACCTCTTACCGGTTCCTGATCATGTGGTGGATTATCTCAAGAGACTTGTGAAGCATAGCTTCTTTGCTGGGCTTCTGTTCAACAGCACCGCCACGCTTCTCAGTTTGAGGTTGCCCGTAGTTCGGGTTCTCTTCCTTCCAACGCTTGTCAGCACGGAAGAATGCAGCCGGGTCGTCTGGGTTCTTGTTGGACTCTGCAAATAATTGCTGGGAAGTCATGCCTTTCTGGTAGTCGGGGTCATAGAGTTTGCCAGCAGAACTGATCAGGTTTGACAGAAACCCACGGGACTCTGCGGGTGCAGCTTGTGCGGGGGCAGACGCGCCAGCGCGGGAGCCGCCCAAAACTGAAGCAGCGGTCGTTTTGGCACGTTGAGCAGGCATGTCATAGCCAGCCGTAATGCTGTCAGCATCGGCAGCCGGTATTTGCCTACGCTGCGCCGGGATCGCATCATAGCCCGCCGTGATACTATCGGCATCGGCAGCGGGTATCTGACGTTTTACGGGAGGCTCGCCAAAAAGCATCCGTTGAAAGTCTTCAGCACTTTGGGGTCTGTAGCCCTCTGGCATCCGGTCAACAGGCTCAGTCCTACGTTGAGCTTCTTGGCTGCCAGTAATTAATGCCGCAGTGCCAGCACCAATGCCGCCCATGGTCGCCATGTTGCCACTCCAGCCGGGCCTGTAGCTAGATGGAAGCATGGAGGTCTGGTCAGCAGCAACCCTCTCGGCAGCAACTCGCGCAGCGGCTTCATCAATAACAGCTTGCCTAAGTTGCGTTGCGCCAGCACCCTCACGCTCAAGAGCAACCCGTTTAGCAGTGGCATCAATAGCGGCCTTTTGCGCGGCAGCAATTGGGTCCATAGGGGCCGCTGGAGGGCGCGAAGGAAAAGATGCTTCTGCGCGTGTCATGGGGCTAAACGAGCCAGAACCAGACTGCGACAACGGGCCAAACTGGCGCGGTTGATATGCGTGACCGGTCAGCGGGTCAACCAACGTGCCAGAGGCAGAGCCGCTAGAGCCAAGCTGAAGCGGCTCTGGTGCAGGAGCAGGCGGTCGGGCTCTTACGCCGGGAACAGGCATGTCAAGAAACGGAGACCGGGGAGCGCCCGCAGAAGCCGGTGGCTCAAAAGGAACATTTGCCCCCCTGTCAGCCAAAGACAACTCGCGTTGAAATTGAGCAAAATCCTTTTCGGATTGTGTCATAGGCCTGCCAAAACCCTCTTCTTCTGCAATGGCAGCCTGACGCGCCCTAAAAGCAGCTTCAGCATCTTGAGCAGATTGCCGTGCCACCCCAGCCCGGTCAGCCTGCAATGGGCTTTCATCGCCAAGACGAGCCAACCGGCTTTGCGTTGTCACGTTGGGCAAAAATTCATTGCGGCCAGTTGGGGAATACATTGCATCAACTTCAGGACGCAAAGCCTCTGGTGGGCGGTTAGGCCCAATGCGCTGACCCTGCTCACCAACAAGACTATAGCGTGTCAACGGGTCTACGCGCGTCAATCGCGGCGCACCTTCTGCGCTTGTGCCACGGATTGCATCCCCGCTGGTTCCGCGACCCATAGGCGAAGACGGCATGGCACGCTGATCTAATACGGTGGGCTCCCTAACGCCAAGCTGCGGCGTTGCGCGCGGCTCCGCTGCCAAAATCTCACCTTCTATCCCGCGCGGGAGGCCAGTACCCGGACGAGACACGCCGCCCGGACGGCCAAGCGTTAGCAGTGCTAAATCAAGCGTCTGGCGAAGACCTTCATCTGAACTGGGGTCAATTTCACCGCGCTCAACCCGCTTAACAAAGTCCATGGCGCGTTGCATACCGTGCGCACCAATAAACATTGCCGCCTGACCAAGCGGAACGCCGCTCGGCGATGTCATGTCAAACATGCCAGCAGCAGGGTCGCCTATGCGGCGAAGCGAAGACGGGGAAAATTTGTCTTCAGGAAATTCGCGCGCACCAGCCATCAGAGTTCTCCGGTTTGTGTGCCGTCCAGCGTCGGCTCGTTGGTCTCAAGACGGTCGATCATACCCTGATCGAGAACATTCCCAACAACCCCCATACCCTGCGGGTTACGGATCAGTTCCTCTGCCAACTTGACCGCAGACAGGCGCTCACGGCTTTCCCTGTCACGCTTCCGGTTGATGGCGTCAATCATCGCATCTTGTTGTTTTTGCTGAAGTTCTTCCTGACGAAGCTGCAACTCAGCCATTTTGGCGGGATCTTGGAAGTTCTGATCCATGCCAAGTTTCATCCGTTCAAGCTCAAGTTTGGCTTGTGATTCGTTGGCGCGGGTCTGGCTGTCCATCATACGAGCCTGAGCAATTGTCTTCTCGTTCTCAGCTTCAGCCATCATCTTCAGCAATTCTGGCGGCGGCTTGCCCTGCGCGGACGCAGGCACCATAAACTGAGACGGGTTCGACCAGCCAAGAGCCTGAAGCGCAGCCGTATCGACCGCAATTGGGTCATACAGTGTGGGGTTGGAAGAAACCAATTGCTTCAACGCCAAGACTTTCATAAGCCTCTGCGATTGGCTGGCGGTATTGGGGTCAGCCTGCGGGACAAAGAAGTAGCTGTCTAGCGCGTCCAAGAATGTCTTCTCGTCCCACGGATAGGCAGGCTTGCGGCGCTTTTGCCAGAAGCTTTCGGGATTTTCCCTAAAGCACTGTACCAAAAGCTCAAATTCCTCTGACTGGGCGGAATGAAGGCGCTTGTGAACGGAGTTCAGCACCTTCTGGGACTGCTCGATCATCGCCAGAGTGGTTCCCACTGGCGCGTCGGGCTTGCCTTCCGTGACCATCACCTCAGATGTGCCACCAACACGCATACCAGTCTCAGCCATCTGCGTGACCAAGTTCATCAACGCGCCAGAAGGTTCTTTGTAAGGCAACGGCATGATCGCTTGAGAGATCGGCATACCATTGGTCTTTACCAGCGCGCCGCCACCGGGAGGAATGCGGAAAATGTTGGTGTTCTGCCGGGCTCCGGTGTCTGCCATGAGGAAGCCGGGGAAGTTGTTGTACATGCCAGCGTCCAGAAGCTCTCTCCAAGCTGCTGTAATGGCATTTGTCGTGTTGCCAAGAATGTGGAGCAGTCCAATGTCATAGAAACCCAGCCCCGGCACAAACGTGTACTTCACGAACCGCTTCTTGGAGGACGGAAGCTCCTGATCGTCCTCATCGTAGTTGCGAACAATTGACAAAATCTGTCTGGAAGACTCGTCAATGGTCACAATGTACGGAATTTCCAGACCAGACTGCTTGCCTTTGTGCTTATGCTCAAAGCCGGTCAGGTCCAGATCGCAATAGACTTCGTAAATGAGCCTGTCGCGGTCGTCCGGGTTGTAGCTGTCCATGGAAATGCCCTGCTGGGCGTTCTTTTCGCGCTGGAAGCTGTCAGGATCGGCAGCTTTAGGCGTAGACAAGCTAACATCGCGGTAAACGCCCAAAATCTGAAGGCGCTTAACGGTATTGGGGCTCATATAGCTGCGGTGCGTGATCCGCTTGGCATTTGACAGGTCTGTGGCAGCATTATTGACAATCAAATCGTCCGCATCGACAGTTTCTGACACGGGACGATTTCGTAACGGACAAAAATAGACCTTCTTGAAGCTCGTGCCACCAAAGCCAAGCATCAGAAGCATACGATCCGTGTCAGGATAATACTCGGTGGCTGTGGCGGTCAGATAATGATTGAGATCATTCTCAAGAGCATTGGCAAGCTGGTCATTTTGCAGCGTGGCGTTGTTGTTGTCGTTGCGAACTTTGACCGGGCCATCGGTGGGAAGCAGTTCAGACCGGGCATTGGCCTGAAAACGCAGCACGGCTTCCAGCAAAAGGGGGTGTCGGACTTTTGACATGCCCTCAATGGGGGCTCCATCGCCGGAACCCTGCAAGCCGGGTATCTCAACCTTCAGTCCAAGAAGCTTGATGCCCTGTGCGCGGTCTTCAATCCAGTCTTTCCGGCTCTCAAGATCGTCGCGAATGCCACGAAGCAGTTCTTCAGCGATGCTGCCAAGATTGCTTTCGGCTACATCTTCTACAAGATTGCGAAACCAATCGGTTTCGTCGCGCTCTTTGGCATTATCGCCAATGGGCTTGCCATCCAAAGAGATTGTCAGCGACCCGTCTGGGTGTTCAATCTCCAGAATGTTCCCTTTTTCGTCTATCTTGTTGTTATCATTGCCTTCAATGATCTCAACCATGACATCATCGACACTCAGCGGCTCCTGTTCAGGGGCTGGTTGGCGCACATTCAAACCAAGACCGGGAACCATAGGCATTTGAGCTATTCCTTTGAAAGATCGAGCTTTTCCATTTCGGTGACAAAGCGTCGAATGCCTTCTTGGGCTGCCACTGTATCGGATTTTGCCAAGATTTCATAGACGCGAACGTAATCAAAGGGCGTTTGGCCCCAAACTTCAACTTTGAAGTTACCGATGGTGAACGGAGTTGGCTCCTTAATGGCGTCAACAACTGCGCTTGCTAGAATGCGAGACATGATTTCCCCTCTTTACGAGCCAAAACAATAGCTTAACTGCGTCAGGATGGATAGAGCGGTGACAAATTTCCGCGCCCTTCAAAGGAACGGGCATCCTGAACCTCAGACCGCCACTCATCCGACCGCAAAATTGACCCGGTGTCGCGCAGATGGCGCATTGCCATGCTCACGGTATCTACCAAATCGTCGTGTTTGCCTTTGGGGAACTGGCCGACTTGAGTGATTACCATCTCTGACCACTGTTTAAGTGGCGCGTAGACCAAGCCTTCCGCAAAAAGATGCTGAACGGAGTAGAGACGGGCCACCTTATCCTGCGACTTGGGGTCAAACATGGTCACGCCAAACTTCTCGTACCCGTACATCCGCCGAATTTCCTGAGCAACAGAGTGTCCTGCGGCTTTATTTTCAATCAGAAGCTGGTCAACCTTTAGGTCTCGGCATGTTTGTGCCACTTTTGACACGAGATCGTGCAGTTCATAGCGGCCCTGCCACGCATACATCAGCATGACCTTTGGTGACTCTTCCGTGTAGGACCGGGAGTAATTGACCAGACCGCCGCCGCGAAGGCCAGCTTGGTTTGGTGCCATGGCATTGACATCCTTAGAGAAAATTCCCCAGACGGTCATGGCTGACGGATCGTTTTCGGTCTTTGTGGTGTAGGCGGTATCCAGCGTGGCAATGATAAAATCCATATCGGGATACTTCTCGGCCTCCCACGGTTGCCACCATTCGCGTTTGATAATGCCACCGCCTTTGGGTGAGGGGCGTTGTTGAAGCTGACCGGCTGCTGACCACGGGCCAAGCTGCTTTTCCAGAATGGTAACTTCGCGGTCGCCAAACCGTTCCGGCCAAAGCAGGGTGTCTTCCCGCTTTTCTAGTTCTATCTCGGCTTCTGGGCTGGCGGGCATACGCTCGCCGTCATCGGCTACCACAACGAGAGAGGTGCCGTCCTCCAGCAACCCTCTGGGGTCTTCCCATCCCAGAGACGTAACGGAGTGTCTGCGCCATTCGTATTTCATGGGCAAGCAAAGGTGCGTCCACTCGCCAATGTCTTTTGACAGGATGTGGCCGGTCAGGTCTTCCTCACTAAGCCTCTGCTGAATAACGACAAACGCGCCAGTCTTGGGGTCGTTAAGGCGGGTTGAGAGCGCAGAGTCCCACCAGTCAATCGTTGTGGCGATGGTAGCTTCTGAGAATGCCTCTTGGGCTGCATTCGGGTCATCGACAACAATAATAGACCCGCCCTCACCCGTAAGAGCGGACCCGACTGAGGTTGAGAGCCGTGACCCGTTCTGATCATTGTCAAATCTCGTTTTGGTGTTTTGGTCAGATGTCAGGGCAAACCGGTCGCCCCACATGCTTTGATACCATGGGCTTTCAATTAGGCGGCGGCACTTCACGCTGTCACGCAGGGCAAGCTGCTGGGCATAGGAGGCATGAAGGAACTGAACGCCCGGCCCGGAGGTTGGCGACTTGGCGGGTTGGGTCCAAGTCCAAGCCGGAAACGCGCAGGATGTGATCGAGCTTTTGCCCATGCGGGGCGGGATGTTGATGATCAAGCGGCGGATGTCGCCATCGACTACTGCTTGAAGATGTTCAGCAATCGCTTCAATGGGCCAGCCTTCCGTAAAGGTGGAGGCGTCAATGTATTTCCATGAGTGCTTTAAGAACTCGTAGAGGCTATCTTCACAGTCTGCCCGGTCCAGTTCAAGAAGCTGGCGCTCAATGTCAATTTGTTTGCCGTCAAGATTGAGGGTTGTCATAGCTGTAAGAACCGTTTGATTATGTTGAAGATTTTGGAACGACGCGCCAAAGGCTGGGGCGGATATGCTCTGCGGATCATGCCAACAAGCGTAGCTTCAAGCTCAAGCTCGTCAAGCGGATCAAGTTCCAGTGGCTGTAGTGATCGCAGCATAAGGCCCCCTTTGCTAAAAAGAATATAGCTTGTCATGGATTATTTTGCTATAGTGATTGGGTTGGAAGGGGGTGTTCCATGCTCACACGCAGATTTATTCTTGGCGGGTTGATAGCCGCCCCTGCGGTCATAGCCGCTGACAAGCTTATGCCAGTACGGTCCATCATCAAGCCATACGCTACGGTATGGGGCGTTGGTTGGGACTTGGAGGTTGTTGAGCATGTTGTCTGGACGCCTAAAGACGCGCTTATGTTTTCTCGACATTGGGATACTGGGCTGGGCAAATTCCGTGAGGTAACGGAAGTGGTCTACACAAAGCCAATACCTGTACCTATGCCAATAGTGGGTTCCCCTACTCAAATGCCGGATAGGTTGATACCCGTTGACCCAATGGATCGGTTTGCTGGGATGCAGCGCGGAGTATGGAAAATGGTTCCCGTGCCATCGCCTGAGCATCCACATGCGGTCAGGTACGAGCCAGTGACAGTGTTTGATGATGCCAACGCAATGAGCGGGAAGCACCCTTTCATTCGCAAGCTCGATCTAAAAGAGCATTGCGGCGAAAGGCACACAGAGCATTTGGCTGAACTGGCGCGTAGTGTTTCACGTGAAACATCTTCATGCTAAATGCGGATAGGTGGCTGGGAAGACCAGTGAGGCCCTGTCTGATCAACAGAAGCTGAGATGCTGGACCTCTCGCCCAGCCCACCACAGCAATTGAGCGGTAGTTTAAGGCAAACGCCGGGTAGACCGGGGGTGTGGGTAGACCCCACTCGCTCAAACATTTGCCCTGCCAGTGTTGACCGTGCTGGCGCGTCAGGGGGTGCCGGAATGGGTCTGGTAACGGTCATACCCCATAGTGTTTCACGTGAAACATCCATAGGACCGAGTAACCCTAAATGCTGGGGTAGCAGGGAATGCCTCACTGTATAGAGAGTCAGGGTACAGCATGTAGGGGAGGTACCTGAGCAGAGCAATAAGGATTGGGGGAATTTTTTGGGAAAATTTTGGGGGGTATATGCGCTATTAAAAACCAATGTTTTTGGGAGATTTGAGGGGGCGTAATGAAATTTGGATATATGGAGAAATTTGAGGGGGAGGCGGGGAACCTAAACTGGCCGGGGGGCCTTTCCCCAAAGGGTTGTGGGGTCGGTCTCTGGCTGGGAACCAAACCGATCCTGCCAAAGCAAAGCTCTAGCAAATCCGTGTCAAAGCAAAGGCCAAGCACTCAACACTAACATAGCAACACGCAAAGGCTATGCTCAAGTCTAATGCAACCTGAGGTTGTACTACCCCCGTGTTTCTTGCCACCATTGCCAATCTCTCAACTCTGGGTTGTATTGACGTGCCAGACGCAACATGGCCTTAGCTATTGTTTCACGTGAAACATTGGTTCGCTATCTGTTCTTGCTATGTCCATTGGCACGTTTGGCAAAGGAACAAACAGTGTCCGTTTGTCGAACATTGATGCCCCGGCTACCCATATACCTGCCAATGCTAGACCCTATTCAGTGACGCTCTAAACAGTTCCTGTGAAACTGTATCACGGCAATGGCATCACCCATCAATGACAGTGCCTTTGCTTGAGCTTAGCAATAGCTCTCTCAGCTGCCCTCTTTGCTCAGGTGACAAATCATGCCCCGATATTGTCAAGTTATTGTTAGTAACCGTCATTACTGGCAGCTCTTTTTGCTTGTCGGCATATGCTTCTGGGCGCAAACGCTCTGCATATCTCCACAGAGAGTCTGTTAGCAGTTTGGCAGCCTGCACTGTGGCAGAGTCTACAGTGCCAGCACCCGATATTGCCTGAGCGTAAAGCTGCCGGGGCACGTCAAGAGCCTCAGACCATGTGTGATCTGCTAGCATGTGCTTTGCGCGCGTGAGGCTGGCACGACAATAAGCAGCCTCTGCCGCATCCCCATCAGCTCTCTGTGTCCAGTCCCAGAATGTTGTGGGCGCAATGCCCTCAACTGCCAGAGCCTCATTCTGAGTCTTTCCTGCTGCCATGTGGGCCAGCACCCTATCAAACCTCTCTCTTGTATATGTGTATTTCCTGCCTGCTCCCTCTCTTCTCTCTCTCTCTGCCTTTAATGATGGCAATGCCCCTGTTAGAGCAGCGTTCATTTGCTGCCCTGTGAATCGTTCTGATTTCAACGTGCCAGAGGCTGTGCGCGATGCTGCTTTGCCTGCCATGTATCTGCCCCATCCATGCCTTTGATATTGTTCACATAATACCATAACGGCAGGCCCATCACATGACCATTTGACACATATAGAAGAAAATGCCATATTTTCTGTGCAGGGGCATTGTGCCCTGCTTATAGCAATGCTCAAGTATAGGAACGTTACATGACACAGGAACAAACCACACAGCTGCAAAACATTGCAGAGTTTCAGCAAATGATAGCAGACGCTCTGGCAATTCTGGCAGACGCAAATGCCGTCACATGGCGCAACACATATGCAGATGAAAATGCAGCCCTGCTTGAATCGGCAGCCTGTGAGGCAAAAGCACTGGCACAAACCATCCAAACCATCATTAAAGCAGCCTAACACAACCACAGCAATACAGGAATCAGTATCATGGCAAACACCCGTTATCGTTACGATCAAACCGGAAAATCAGCATTGCGCTCTGCTATCACTTCACATGCAGGCTGGGCTGCCCTCAAAACACAACATGACTTAAGCAGCGCAACGCTCACAGTTGAATTGATGGAATCTCTGGCATCAATGCTGGGCATTGATTGCAGTCAATATGGGAATGAGAAGGGAAACACGATGCGCTCGATACCCTCAGGTTATTATTCTGCCCAGCCCAAACCGAAAACAGTTGAACCGTCAATTATTGCAGACCTCAAGATTCGTCTGGAAAATGCCAGAGACTTTGCACAACAAGCAGAGAGAGAGCGTTTTTATGATATTTGCTCCACCATAGCAATTAAGCAGGATGGATGGGCCACAGAAAAGCAGAGGGCCACATTACTGGGCATTGTTATCAGGGCAGAGGCTGTGCGTTCTGGGGCATTGCCTGTGACAACAGAGCCTGTGCAGCCTGTGAACGTGCCAGAGCCTGCCCAGCCCATCCAATGGCAGCCCCAGCCCCATCCTGCACCCGTTGCAGGCTCTGTGCAGGCAGCACTGGACATATTGCAGGGCGCATTGCAGCAGGCCCAGCAGGCCCCTGCACTTGATGAATCCCGTATCATTGCACTGATTAAGCAGCACAGCAGCAGCCCTGCCACAGTTAACATTAACCTCACCACACCCGCAGGGCTGAAAACTGCGGCAGGCGTTCTGGCACATCACAGGATGCCCCTGCTTATCGCTGCAATGCAGGCAAATGTGAACGTGATGCTTGTTGGCCCTGCTGGCACAGGCAAAACACATGCCGTAAAGCTTGCAGCAGAACTGCTTGAACTAGACTTTAAGTTTACAGGGGCCATTGATTCACCTTACAAACTTACAGGATTCACAGACGCTCAGGGCAGAGTAGTGAGAACGCCTTTCCGTGATGCAGTAGAACATGGGGCTGTGTTTTTGCAGGATGAGGCAGACGCCTGCCTGCCGGGTGCTTTGCTGCCCATCAATGCCGTTGCATCCAATGGTTTGTGTGATTTTCCTGATGCCATCATAAATGCCCATGAAAATTTTAGACTTATCATGGCATGTAACACTTTCGGCAGAGGGGCCGATAGGCAGTATGTGGGCAGGAATCAGCAGGATGCCGCAGTGCTCGACAGATATGCCGTTCTCACATGGGACACAGACTCCGCACTTGAGGCAGGATTGCTGGGCCTGCCCCGGCCTGCCAATGCCCCAGAGCCTGCCAAAGTGCAGCCCATCACAGATGCAGCACAGATGCAGAGAGAGGCAGCCCTGTGGCTTGCACGGGTGCAGACAATCCGTTCCAGAGTTGAAAAGCACAAGATTCGGCATGTGGTATCACCCAGAGCCTCTGTGATGGGCGCAAAACTGTTACAGGCAGGCTGGGCATGGAATGAGGTAGAAGACGCCTGCATTTTTAAAGGCATTGATGCAGACACCCGCAACAAGCTTGAAACCGTTTAATAGGGGCCAAACATGAACCATCAGACCATACACTTTGATTCTCTTGAGGCTCTAATTAGAGCCTCACAAGAGGATTCACGCTGGGCAGACCGCGAGTCACGCTCTGGCACGTTTGCTTTTTGCGGCACCCATTCCCATGCAGATGCCTGCACATTGGCACTGCATGGATGGGCAGAGGGCCTGCAAAAGATGCAAGCAGCCCTCAGTGCTGTGCAAGCAAGTAATACTGCCACAGGCCCAGCCCCAGCCTATCTGTTAGATGTTGCGGGTGCTTATCCCCATGCAGCGATAGCAGCATCAGGTGATGCCTTTTGCATGATGGCCCCGACTCCAGTCTCAGAACGTGCCAGACCCATCCTGAGAATTGCAACAAGCACAGCACTTTCAGCAGCGTTTGAGCCTCAAGAGGTGTTTGCATATGGGTCTGGACTAGTCGCAATTATTGACGCTCTGGAAAGCACAGGATTCTCAGTAGAATTGCAAAGCATACGTTGCAATGTGTCTGTGAATGGTGGCAGCGGAAAAGATAGGCTCACCATCACAACCATAATCAAGAGGGCGGGTGAGCCTCTTGATTTAGAGCGTTTGGCATTTTGTCTGGGCAGCGCAAGCTTTAACAGACGCCTACACTTTGGAGTTGTTGAGGCGCGATGCCCCTCAGAACTCTGGAAAAGCACATACGGCAGCGCACAGCAGCCCCTGCATGGGCAGGATATAGAGCATGATGTCTGCCTATTGCCGGGGCCAATGATGTTTGGCCCCGGCAGCCCAGAACTAGCTAGTCCAGAGGCTGCCTTTAAGGCAATGCAGCCCAAAGTGCTTGAACTGCTTGCAGACCGATATGCAAATTTCCCCAGCCTGATTCATCTAGCAGCCTGATGGGTCTGCCGTGCAGTGCAGCCCCTCACCTGGGGCTGCATCACAGGGCAGATCACAAGCAGGCCCTCTGCCCCAGAATACAGGGGCAGCACCACATGAAAGGCAGATCAATGGGAAACACAGCAAAACGCACAGGGGCAGGATTCATAGGTAAGCAGCCCCTATTCGCTCTGGGGCATGTAATGGCGACTCCGGGTGCAATGGCCCTGCTGCAACATGACACAGACTTAACAGGGCTGCTTATTACGCGCCATGTGCTTGGCGACTGGGGAAACGTCGACTCAGAAGACTGGGCCACAAATAACAGTGCCATCAGGATGGGGAATCGCATTGTAAGCAGTTATGAACTGCATGGGGCTGGGACTGTGTGGCTTATCACAGAGGCAGACCGCAGCAGCACCACACTGCTGCTGCCATCAGAATACTGAGATACAGGGCAGCCCCTATCCTGTGAGGGCAGGGGCTGCTTATTGCTCAGATACCGTTGCCACGCTATTGCCAAGCCTAAGCTTTGTTATTGCAGTGATACTGTTGCGCTGCTATTGCCAAGCTTGTGCTGTTACGTTAATGCCAAGCCTATGTTGCCACTATTGCCAAGCACATGTTGTTATTGTCAAGCTTGTGTCAACACAACCATAGCAATGGCAATGTCAAACACTGGTTGACACGAAAACCCCCGGTCATTTCGTGCGCGGTCGGTCGCGGTCGGTCGGTCGGTCGATGGTCGCGGTCGATTGGTCGGTCGGTCGATGGTCACTGGTCGGTCGGTCGCGGTCGATTAACCTTCCGGTCGATCCAATCGGTCGCTAAGGCCACCCCCATAATGGCAATGGGCAGAAACATGAATATGCCAAGCGCGATATACATCTTTAGGTCGTCGGTCATTTGATTAGCCTTTCGGTCGGTCGGTCGAAAAAAAATCAATTTAATTCAAAAAGCCTCTTGCTAAATGTCCAATGGTCGGTTATGTTCAATTCATGCCCAAGACGGGACAGGAGAAAACAGATGGAAAAATACAACGGTTGGACCAATTACGCCACTTGGCGGATCAATTTGGAAATCTTTGACGGGTCGGACATGAGCGAAATGTTCTCTGACCTGTTTGAAACAGGTGACAGGTCAAGCTTGGCTGCGGCTTTGCGGGAATATGCGGATGAAATCATCGAACGCACCAGCGAACCGGGTCTTGCACGGGATTACGCTTTTGCTTTTATGCAGGGCGTCAACTGGCACGAAATCGCCGGTCATATGATAGAAGATTATGAGGGAGAAAAGGTCGATGGTTGATTTACCCAAGCACATAGCGGATATGTGCGGCCTCATAGACGATACAGAGGTCATTCTGGGATGGGGGCGCACTACGGTGCGTAACCCTGTCCAGACAGCCAAAGACAAAGATGGGTGCTATACCATCGTATATAGGGGAGAGACGGTCGGCTGGATCACTCCTATTACAGTTCATAGCAAGAATGGTCATAAGTACCGGGCCGTATCGGTTCACGGTGCTTTCAAGCATACCTACGGCGTTGACAGTGCCAGAGAGTTCATCATGGAAGAGTACGCATAATGCGTGTCACCCCCATACGCGCCAGCCAAGCCGTGTCACGGTTTCCGCAGCGCACCCAACAGATACAAAAAAGGACACCCCATGGAAAAGACGCTTATAGATCATCCCGCTCAATGGATGCACATTGTCAAGAACAGGCTATCTACGGAAACGGGTCAGGTTTATATCAACCAGACGTTGGCATTAGAGTTTCACACTTGGGCGGTAAAACAATCTTTGCTTGAGGGACTCAAGTGGGGTTTTGGCGCCGGTCTGTTGTTGGCCGTCATTCTGGCAATCTTTGTCAAGCTTATGGTGATGTGATGGCAATTCTCCCACATAGTTCCGCCCCGTGGCGCGTTGAATGGGTCGGAAACTCGATCTACATCAAGAGCGGCGACAGCGACAAAGCCATTTGCCGGGTTATGTCACACCGCAGCAAAGACAATCTGAGTTTGCTGCTACATGCGCCCGGCCTTCTGGACGCATTGGAAGCCATCATTTACGCCGATAGTGCTGGCGATGGCGCAGCCTTAGAGGACGCGATCTACGATGCAATAACCGTTGTCAAACGAGCCAGAGGGGAATGACATGCGAGCTTATAGCTTAGAAATCACAGAGAAAAACGGCAGATCAAATACATCGCTCGAATTTGACACGGACGGATGCACCCACTTTGTAGTGCGAAACTTCAAGCCAGATGCGAAGGGTGAATTTTGCGTCATCAGCGTAGCAATGGAAGTCGATGATGTCAGGGCCATGATAGAATTTATGGAAGTCTTCCTACACGAACATGAGCTACAGAAGGAAAAGGAGAAACTGGGGGCTTAGGCCCCCTTTTTTATTTGTAATAAGCCAATCGCTGGCGCAAATGATTGCCAAACGATGATTTGGCACGAACGTCGTCTTGCAGGTTTCTGCCAAGCTCATCAAGCTCTTCCTCATCCCATGTTGGCATACGCAAACAGCTTGCGTATTTGCTACGCAGTTTGCCCAAAACATATTTGCGGCGCTCTGGCACTGAAGCCAGCAATGTTTTGCCAAGTATGCTGTTGCACTCGATACAAGCGGGGTACTTGCGAAGGTTAAGCATGTTTCTTGCTTTTTCGTCCAAAGAGTTAACATGCACCAATGGCGGTATATGGTCATGCCCAGTGGATTCTTGACCGCAATAGACACACGGATCGCCAATGCGGCCAATCGTGTCATAGCTACAGTCATCAATTACAAACGTCCGCCTCTTGTGGATCGTCATTTGCCACACCCCTGCCAATCTTAGCGAAAGCAGCCTCTCGCTTGCGGTGAGCCTTCAATCGGCAATAGACGCAACAGTACCTCTGCCATTTCCTTTGCAGGGCGCGTTCTTCCCCGCAAGATTTACACAGAAAGGTCGGTTTTTCTTTTGCCATTTTAAGCCCCAATGCTGCGTATGATAACGCATTTAGCTACCCATGTCTACCTATTGGCATTAAAGGCTGCCACGGGCCTCCGCTGCTGATTTATCGGCCAGATAGAAATCATTCCAGTCTGTTCCTGCAATTTGCGGGATCATAACCTTCGTCCTGCGCTTGAACTGGACTTCTAGCCGGTTAGCTAATTCATAAGCTTTAGCTTGCCCGGTGTAATTGGTGTCATTGTCACCAAACACTACAATCTCATGCGCTTCCTCTGGGGGTCTCCATTTGGCAAGCAATCCACCGTTAACGCAGGCCCAGACAGGTATGCCAAGAAGAAGGCTGGCAGATAGGGCCGTTTCAATCCCTTCTGCTACCCCCATGATTTCTGCTGCTGGCATAAGCCGGATGGCACAACCTTCCGGTAACTTGCCCGGCATAACCTTCTTGGCCGGGCTAAGATCAGCCTTCCTCCCGTCTCGCGTCAAATATGTCATGTGAAGATTGACAGCGACATCGTTCCACCCAACCACCTTAGCAACCATCGCGGGGTGACAGTTTTTGTCGCCAGAATGAAAAACACCATCTGCTTCTCGTAGATACTGGACTTGTGGGGGGCTGCCCCCCAATCTGGCGCGTAAGTATTTGGCGACAGGCGAAATGTCAGCGATTGGCTTCGATGATACCCAAACCCTTCGCATGGCATCCAGTTGGCGCTGCTCCTCCATGTCTGGTCCTTTGCGCTCAAACTCGTTGGGTGTCCCCATAACGGTGGCGATATGGTCGGCAATCTCCCGAAAGCTCTTGCCGGTTACTCGACGCGCCAGATC